GGAGGCAAAACCGTATGATCGCCCCAGGACGCCCCTCGGCGGGGGGGGGGTAACTGATCGCAACTACGGAGGAGGTGGACCGCATGACAAGTGAATTTCCGAACCAACTCCGCCGCCTACGAGAGAGGGCGGGAATGAGCCGCCGGGTATTGTCGGAGCTTTGCGGATTAAGCAAGAACTCGATCGCCAGATATGAGCGCGGAGAGCGGGTCCCCTCCATCACGGACGCCGAGGCACTGGCCGACTTTTTCGAGGTCTCACTTGACCGCCTTTGTGGCCGGAAAAAATATTTTTCCGAGTGAGCCCCGTTCGGGGGCACGGCGTCCGCAGGACGTGGTTTAATTTACCTTGTGGAGATATAGCCGCATGGAGCGGGGCCGCGCGCCGGGATATGAGGCCCGGGCCCCTCGGCTCCAGGTAGGGACAGGAGGGCGGCGGCGGTGCGTGATTTTGCGAAAGCGTTCTATCTCTCGAAAGAGTGGCGGCGGGCGCGGGCCTATGTCTTTAACCGGGACGCGGGCCTATGCGTGAGGTGCGGGGCACTCGGGGAGATTGTTCACCACAAGGAACACCTCACGCCGCAGAATATCAGCAATCCAGAGATTGCGCTCGGCGAGGACAATCTCGAATTGCTTTGCCGGAACTGCCACGCCCTCGCCCACGCCGGGGAGCTGGCAACAGACAGCGGGCTCACGTTCGACGACGAGGGAAATGTTGTCAAGCGTGAGTTACTGTCATAGCAAAAGCGGATCACAACGCAAGGGAAAATAAACCGCAGGTGAAAGCAAGCCCAGCAGAAAACGCCCACCCATCCCGGCCCCGGGCCGCCCATCCGTCCGGCCACGCGGGGCCAGCGCCTCGGCGGCGGTCGAGCGGGAAAAGAAAAGCGAACAGCCGCGGCGAGTCCTCGGCGCTCATGCCTCCCCCCCCCACCTCGGACCCCCGGGGGTGGGCTTTTCCGAACCGCGTCCCATCCCCGTCTATAACCCTCCGGGCGCACACATAAGGGGGGGTACAGCCCACCGGAGAGGAGGTTTATACATCTTATGGCAAAACCAAAAACTTCCTATGAAAGCCTCTCAACCGCTGAAAAAACGGAGGTAAAAAAGCGGAAAATCGCTAAACTTTTCCGAGAATTGCCCGCCGAAAAGAAACAGTTTGCCGACGGTTTGATCTATCAATTCGCCGTTACAACCGTCACCTTGGAGCGGCTTGTGGACGAAATCAACGCCGGGGACCTGATCGAGGATTTTGTGCAGGGGGCGCAAAAGCTCCGCCGTGAAAACCCGGCCCTCAAGAGCTATAACGCCACGATCAAGTCGTTTACTGCCCTCTCGAAAAGCCTCCTCGACCTCCTCCCGGAAAAGACCCAAAAACAGGCCGGTGAGGAGCTTATGAATTTCGCAACTAAGCCCCCGGGGGCGGGTAGAAAATGAATTATATCCTTGCCTATTGGGAGGCAATCGAGAGCGGGAAGGTTGTCACAAGCCACCGCGTCCGGGCCGTTTACAAGCGCCTCGCCCGGGAGATACAGGAGCCGGACCCGGATTCCCCGTATTATTTCGACGAGGAGATCGGGGAGCGCCCGATTATATTCGCCGAACGGTTTTGCAAGCAGTCCCAGGGCGTGATCGGGGCCCCGCTCGTGCTGGAGCTTTTCCAAAAGGCATATATTCAAGCTCTTTTCGGATTCCTGGAGAAGGAGACCGGATTCCGCCGTTACCGGGAGACCATGTTCCTTGTGGGCCGGAAAAACGGCAAGTCGACCCTCCTCGCCGCGATCGCCTTGTATATGCTGATCGCAGACTATGAGGGCGCGGCGGAGATTTACAGCGTAGCCACGAAAAAGGACCAGGCGAAAAAGGTCCTCACCGAGGCTATTAACATGGTCAAGCAATCGCCGGAGCTCCGGGCCGTTCTCAAGAAGCGGCGGAACGACCTCTATTTTGCGGCCACGGCCTCCATTTTCGAGGCCCTCGCCTCGGATTCTAACACCCTGGACGGCCTCAATTCTCACGCCGTTATCATTGACGAGCTCCACGCAATCAAGGACCGGAACCTCTACGAGGTTATGAAGCAATCCACCTCCAGCCGCCGCCAGCCCCTTGTCGTCATGATTACCACGGCGGGCATGGTCCGGGAGAGCGTGTTCGACGAAATGTATGAGCTCGCTTGTAAGATCGCGGACGGCGTCGAGGAGGACCAGACTTTCCTCCCGATCCTCTACGAGCTGGACAGCCGGGACGAGTGGACCGATCCGACGAAGTGGGAAAAGGCAAACCCGGGCCTCGGGACCATCAAGCAGTACAAGACCCTCGCGGCCTTTGTCCAGCGGGCAAAGATCAAGCCGGAGGACCTCCCCGGCGTCCTCTGTAAGGATTTCAACATCCGCGAGGTATCCGCCGCCGTCTGGCTATCCTTTGAGGCGATACAAAGCGAACTCCGCTTTGAGCTCCAGGACGTTTATAACACCTACGCCCTCGGCGGGTGCGACCTCTCCGCGACAACGGACCTCACTTGTGCGACCCTTCTCATACGCAAGGCCGGGGACCCGATCGTCTACGTTCTACAGCAATATTTCCTCCCGGAAAAACGGGTGGAGCACCTGGAGGACAAGAACACAAACGAGGCCCCATATCGGAAATGGGCGGACCGCGGCCTCCTCACCATCTGCCCGGGGAACCGCGTCAACTATTCCGACGTGACGGCGTGGTTTTGCCAAATGCGGGACGAGTGGAAGATCGACGCGATCAAGGTCGGGTATGACCGGGCCCTCGCCGGGTATTGGGTGGACGAAATGAAGTCGAACGGCTTTGACATGGAGGCCGTCGCACAGGGCCCCTACACCTGGAGCCAGCCAATGCGGGAAATGGGGGCCGCCCTGGAGGCGAAACAGGTCAACTATAACGGGAACCCGATCCTCGTTTGGTGCTTGACAAATACCGCCGTCAAAAAATCGGGCTTGAACAATATCCAGCCCGTAAAAATTACGGACAAGCGGCGGATCGACGGCGCGGTCTCCCTCCTCAATGCGTGGGTGATCTACGTCAAATATTTTGAAGATTTCATGTATAACGTGGGGTGAAACAATGGCTTTTTTGAATTTGAGAGGGCTTTTTGAGAGCATATTCGGTAAGCACTCCACGAGCGGGAGCAACCTCCCGGCGTTTCGGCTCCTCTCGTCCTATGACTCCAGCTTTACGCCATTTAATGGGCGGGCGTGGGACATTGGAACCGTCCGCGCCGCCGTGGACGCATGGGCCAGGAACGCGGCAAAGATACAGCCCCGGCACATCCGCCGCGCCGGAGGGCGGCGGGAGACCGTTTCTGACAGCTTAGAGCGGATTCTCCGGGTCCGGCCTAATCCGTATATGACCGCCTACGCCTTTTATTACCGCGTGGCCGCTCAATTCGTTGCGTATAATAACGCCTTTATCCTCCCCGTGTTCGACGGCGGCAAGCTGACCGCCCTCTATCCGATCAACGCCTCCCGGGTGGACCTCGTGGAGGATATGGGCGGTATGTACGCCCGCCTCACCTTTGCCACGGGGAACGTCTACACCGTCCCCTATGAGCACCTCGTCCATCTCCGGCGTCACTACCTGGACAACGATATTTTCGGGGACGACAACCGCCCCCTCCTCCCCGCCCTGGAGACGGCGGACGCCTTTAACCAGGGAATGAGCAAATTTGCGAAACTCGTCTCTGTGATCCGGGGTATTCTGGAGGCCCCGACCGTCACAAAACAAGAGGACCTCGCGGCTCGGCGGGACGCCTTTGTCCGGGATAATTTCAGCATGGAGGCCAACGGCTCCGGCGTGATTATCACGGACAGCAAACACAAATATACCCCCATCCAGCAAAAGGAGACGCCGATCCCGACAGGACAGCTTGAATTTGTCCGGCGGGAGATTTACGACTATTTCGGGATGAATGAGGCCATTGTCCAGAACAAGGCCACACCGGAGGAAATGGACGCTTTTTATCGGGGCCAGCTCGTCCCGTTCTATATGCAACTCGCCCAGGGCCTCACCAATGCCATTTTTACGGAGCGGGAGCAGAGTTTCGGGAATGAGGTCCTTTGCGAAATGGATCGTATTCAGTTTGAGACCCTGGACAAGCGGGTCGAGGCCGCACAGTTTTTGGCACAGATCGGGGCCCTGGAGCTGGATCAAGTGCTGGATATTTTCGGATTCCCGCCTATCGGCGGCGACGAGGGAAAGCGCCGGGTCCAGACGTTGAACATGGTAAACGCCGAGATCGCGGACAAGTACCAAATGGGGACAACCGGGCAAAAGGCGGAGGAGACGCCGAAGGAGCCCCAGGAGCCGCCCTCCGGCGGCCCACAGGACACGCCGGAGCCCGAGGAGGGGCAGGAACCCACAGAGCCGAAAGACGGAAAGGAGGGCGCTTAAAATGCCCATTAAGAAGGGGCGCGAGTATCGCGCATTACAAGGCTTTTCCCTCGTCCCCCGGGAGGGAGAGTCGGACGCCTACAAGGTGAGGGGGACGGCGATCGTGTTCGATACCCCGACCGTCCTCTTTGAGTGCGACGGCGTCAAATATTACGAAGTGATCGACCGCCACGCGCTGGACGGGTGCGACCTCTCCGACGTGATTATGAATTACAACCATGGCGGGAAAGTCGTTGCCCGCCTCCGAAATAAGACCCTCACACTTTCGATCACGGAGCGGGGCCTGGACATTGAGGCGGACCTCTCCGGCACAGCCGCGGGCCGGGACCTTTACGAGGAAATCAACGGCGGCTATGTCGATAAAATGAGTTTTTCCTTTGCGGTGCGGGCGGCGGAATATGACGCCGCCACCCGCACCGCCGCCGTCACCGGCGAGGGTGTGGCCTTTACCCACGTCATCGGCACCGACAAGATCACCCTGAGCAGCGGCGAAGCCCTCACCATGGATGTGGCCTCCGCCGTCCAGAGCGGCAGCACCCTGGTGCCCCTGCGTTTCTTCTCCCAGGCCCTGGGTTACGACGTATACTGGGACAAGGACTACCGCACCGCCGTGGTCATCGACAAGGCGGCCTTCATCGCGGAGTTTGACAAGACCTTTACCATTCTCAACAGCTACATGGCCCAGCAGTACGCGGCTCTGGATCTCACCAAGCCCCTCAGTGAGGACCTGACCCTCTCCGCCGACGTGAAGATCATCGACTCCATCAACGGCGACCAGACCTACAAAATCTCCGGCAGCATCAACATGGCCATGGACGACAAGGCCCTGGGCCTCAGCGGCAGTCTGGACCTGGGCGATCTGGCCAAGCTCTGGGACGCGGTGGTGCTGCCCCTCACCGACCAGGCGGCCTCCCCCGAGGTCACCAAGGCCCTCAGCCCCCTGACCTTTGACATCGTCACCTCCGGCAACGAGGTCTACGTGAAGTCCCCCCTGGTGAGCTATATCATGCAGTCCTCCGGCTACGCCATCCCCGCCGGCGAGGTGTGGTTCGCCCTGGACGCGGACG